ATTGTTAGAAGCTAGTCTATACACTCTTAAAGCATTTGCAGTTTGACGCATTAATTTAGTTGTTTTCATAAGGTTTCACCTCTTTATTAATTTTTACATATTAATTATAAACTATTAAATAAAATTTGTCAATACATTTATGTTACAATTATGTTACAAGTATATTACAATTACATTACAAAAACCCTTACCATTTGGTAAAGGTTTAAGGTATCACTTATTTAGAAAATTCGAAAAGTTCCTTTCTTTTTTATATTTATTAAATCTTACTTATATAGTCTTTCTATATTTATTTTATTAATTATTTAATTATCCGTTTACTAGATGGTTTTTATCCCATGCTGAAAGCCACACATCGCCGAACTGACCAAAACCAAATCGTCTGTAGTAATATCCACCATAATAACCACCATCACCAGTGTCACTAATACTGTTTTCGTCAATTTCAAAGCTGAAATACATTCCAGTCTTGAAATCCCAATCATTTCCATCAGCAATATTGTTACCATTGCTATCAACCCAGTTAATCAATGCTACTGGGATACCATTTTCAGTCCAATCAAATCCAACTGGTACAAGTTCATCACAACGAACTTGCCAAATTCCATTGTGGAGCACAACGCTATCTGCTCTATAGTAAGCTTTTTTCCCACTGCTCCGACTAACATTAGATGGAGCATTTGTAGCACTACCTTGATAGCGCCACACTTCAATGTAAGACAAACCAGTTTGACATGCTCTTAGGTAGTAATCGTTCCAATTCCAAATTGAAACGGCTGTACCAATAGCACCAGATGTACTATAATCTGTACTAATAAACCGTTCACTATCCATCATAGCCCCTACATGACCACCAGCACCTCCAGATTGGCTCATATCTACACCCCATGACATTAACACAATGTCATTCCGTTGTGCGTCCCAATCTTCATTCTTTGCAATACGCACCCAACCATTCTTAGCCAACCATTGACCAAGTGTAACAGTTGATGGTAAACCTTGAATATTTGCTCCAGCTTCTTTCAGCGCTTGTGAAATACTCCCTGAGCAGTCAGCAGTACCATCAGCACCATTGCGACTACCAGTCATAGAATAGGTCAACTGACCTACTCTATTTTCAAACCATGATACAATTTCCATTATTTATTCTCCTTTGTTCAATTTTTCTTCAATTTCTTTCAATTCTTTTTCTACTCTTGTTTTTAAGAATGTAGGTACATATACACCCATAACTGCTAAATTTTCCATAATGCTAGTAATATAAGTAAGCATTACCATTAGCAGAACAGAATTAGCAATTACTTGAGCGTGAAAGTAATATCCACCAGTCATCAACATTGCATAAAATAAAAATGTTGTGGTGTGTTTAATTACTCCCTTTGTTCCTACATCACTAGAAACAACTTTCCATTTGAGAGCCTTTAAATATCCTGTTGCAAAATCAAAAAGTACTAAGAATAGAAAGATAATAAGCAAATCACTTTTGAAAGCTTGTGATACAGCGATAAACAATCCCATAAATTCACCCCCTTTCTATCTATATTTCAATACCTCCTTTCATTAAGATAAAATAATTATATCACATAATATATAAAATGTCAAATAAAATCTTGTCCATAATCAATCATTTTGTCCATTAATCCATCAAAACTATTACCGTTTTCATCTTGTTTAGGTATTAAATCTCTTGCAGAAATAATTCCTAATTCAGTTTCAATATACATCAAATCTTGTTCATCTAGTAAACCCATTGATAAATTAGATTTAACTTCATTCATTATATTTTCTTTCTCTGTTGTGTGATATAAAGGATAAATACCACCTTGTTTTAAATCTATAAAACTATCATAAATGCTGATTGTCATATACTGATTTAATATGCTCTTTGTGCTCTTAATTTGTACACCATCGGAAAATTGCTGCTCTATGAATTTTTCAAAAGATACATCTAAAACAAAACTATTTAACCTAACACCGCCAGCATGTATTTTAATTTTATCATCTACTAGATAACAATATTTCTTGTGATTTAATATATAAAATTTATCAATGTTTTCATTCTCTATATCCCATTTACCTAAATTCATTTTATGAAATAATTCTTTAGGTAAGAATTTAAAAGCCTTTTTATCGAGATATAAACTGTCTGTGTCACAGTACCAAAACCATTTATCAATATCCTTACTAATATGTTTTAGCGGTGATAAAAGATTATACATGGCATAAGATGTTACTGTAGCGGAAAACAACACATTTCTTTCCTTATTACGAAAACCACTATTAATATTATAGTATTCACCTTCTTTATCTATCCTAAATAAATCAAAGAATAGTCTAAGAGCAGGTACACCATAAATACCATTTAAATTTACTTTAGAACCTGCTATTTCATCAGCAGTAAATACTACATCATTTTTTATTTCTGTAAGTGAAATATCTGTTGCGTTTTTATAGTCTAATTTATATTTGGCTTTTCCTTGTGTTTTAATATAATAATATTTATCTATTATGTCTTTCGCCCCAAATTCAGAGCATTTAAAGGTGACATAAGATGAAACAAATATACTATCAATATTAAGATTGAACAAATCATTTAATAAACGTATGCTATTTGTATTTAGGTAAATTTCACCGTTTACAATCCTATAATATTTTACATACATTTGTTTTATAATCTTTGATGGTATCATGGATATTAAATTATTAAATTCATCTATTAAAATAGTAAAGAAAGTAATTTCATCATCTTTAAAATTTAATGAAATATGTTTCATTTTTTCAGAATATGAAATAGGATACATTGGGAATTTTTCATTAAACATAACATAAGGATATGAACTATTAATATCTAAGCTAAAACCATTCTCTAGTATTTTACCTATTTTATTATCATTATAAAAATTGAGTCCACCATTATAGAAATTATTAAAGTAATCAAAGCAATTTAAATCTTTAAATTTATAATCACCAAAAGCAAAAAGCTCTCTTCCTTTATTTTGTTTTAAAAGCTGAAATTCCGCCTTTTCATTATTGGTTATATATGAATGTTTAATATTACTTGTAAATGTTGGCTCTTTGTATGAAAATCCAAAGAACAAATCACTATAATATTTTATTCCTAAAATTAGAATTATAACATCATTTCTTATATATATCTTTTCATCTTCTGTTAAATTTATGAAAATCTCTCTTATATATCCCTCTAATTCATCATCTGTTAAGTCATCATCTAAATTATATTTAATATAATCATAATCTGTTTTTAGAAATTCTTCTGTAATTAATTCTTTATCATGCAATTTCTTCCCAATAACAGAAATACTAGTATTAGTTTTAACCCAATTATCTTCTGTTTTAAATTTAATCCCATCTAATTTAAATTTTAATTCCAGATTATTTTTACTTTTAACTCTTTTCTCCAACAAGTTTCCATCTTCTAAAATAGAAAATGTTTCAGTATTTTCGTTCTCAATAGCATTTTTAAGATATTCATTTACCACTTTACAGTCATAATATTTTATCAGTTCATATCTTATAAAATGATTATCATATCTATTACCATTGTGTGCATTTAATACATACGGTTTAGACTTCTTAAAATAAGGCTTCGACCATTCAAAAAAATGTTGAAAATTATTAAATATAATATAATACGTTTCATCATCTAATATAAAACCAATCGTGAATGTGTACATCACACTTTTTAAAAGAGAGGTTTTAATATTACCCTCTTTAAAATTATAAGTAAATGTTTCTATATCATAAGCTAGTAATGTGTATCCACGTTTAATATATTCAATAAATTCTTTAATGTTACCATAAGGTTTATGATAAGTATTCATACATTTTACCTAATTTTTGTAGTAAAATTCTTTCCTTTGAAATTTCAACTTTTTGTTGTGTTGTAGTTGTATTGTAATTGATTAGTTTAAATAAGTTTAAATCCATGTAAATAGGATTGTTATAAATATAATTTTTACTAAATGTGTTAGTAAATTTAATAATATCTTTCCTATATTTGTTATGAAATGTATCATTAAAATATTTATTTGGATACAAATAAACAACATCATCTTTTCTATCTTCAAGATTTAAACAATACTGGTAGTCACCCTTACTTGTAATATCAATAACATAATTACCATTCCATACATAAAAATTAATATATTTATCACTTTCAAGTTTTATTACTGATGCACAAACTTCTGATTTTATTTTATCAAATAATTCTTTACTAATTAAATTGTGGTGATTAATTTCAAACATACCTGTAAAATTACTATCATTTTCAACATCAAAAATAGATGTATTTTTATTTTTATTTACTTGTTCATTTTGTCTTAATTCTATTAATTTATTACCATATTGTTTAATAGTATTCATTTTATGTTTTTCAATTAAACTATAAAAATCTAACCACTCCAAAACTGGTGAATTAAAGTTAATTGGGTTAGCAAGTAAAATCATTTTAGGTTTTATTCCAAATGGTCTATCCTTTGGTTTAACCCTATCAATAGATTGATAAATAGTCTTTATTTTTTGTAACTCATTCGGTACATAATCATCATCTAGCGCAAGAAATTCATCATAAACCATTAATGGAAATTCTTTCAATTTAAAACTTGAAAATTTAAGGTCACTTGCATTATTAATATCAGCAATTAATCCGATTTCCTTATCTTCATACCCTATAATAATATAATCTTGTTGGTTCACATACCATAAATTTTCAACTTCCCAAAATTCCAAAGTTTCCACCACATTATCTATCAGGTTACGAAACAATGTCTGTAGTTCCCAATGTCGCACAATAAAGATAGGTTTCAAATCCAAATCATAACCCATTTTAAGACATGCACCTATTGTGTTAAATGATTTACCATCTCCACGATTGGTTATACTTAAATAAATATCAATCGTATCTTTTGTTAAATCATCTAACCAAAGTAATTGATTATATTCTTTTGGAATATATTTTTTCCTATATTTTTGCACCCATTTTTTAAAGTCTTTTTTAAGTTTAAACATTAATTCTTTTTAACCTTACTTTCTTTAACAATTTTATCAATAAAGTTAAACCATTTATCAGCACCTGCATATCTAGCCGGTAAACTAGATGGTACATGCGCCCTTTCCCAGTATACATAAACATTGTCTACACCCTCTTTTGTACTTTCAGAATTTCTTAAACATTGTTTTAAAATGTTTCCATTTGTACCATCGGCTTCAAAAGCGTATAGCATTTGTGTTTTTACAGTCCACATATCAAGATTTTTTGATTTAGCATAGTCCCATAAACCTTTAGTACGCAAACCAGTCCATTGTCCTAAACCTACACCTAACCAATGTTTTCCATCGTGTCTATATGTACCTTCATCTAAACCAATATTATATAAACCTCTAAATTTAGCCCATGACCCGTATAAATCCTCAGCAGTTGGTGGTATATCTTTAGATGGGTTTTTTATGTGTGCACCTACATAGTCAGCCTCAAAAGTTTTAGGGTTTATATTACTTTCACCCACAAAATTACCAACTAATCCAGCTATACCATAAGAATTGGCTTGGGGCTCATATTGTAAACACAATTTAGTAATTAATTCAACCTTTTTTTCTTCTGTACTTTCATCTGATGGGATACTATCAGGATTTAAATTAACTGGTGAACCTTTACGACTTTTACCATTCCAATTAATATTTTTATTATTACTTTCATCTAACCCTTTAAATAGATTATCTTTTAATCCATTTATAAAATCTTCACTTAAAGTAACTTTTAAAGTATTCATTTCTACATCTACATTTAATATATTATTAGTATATAAATCATTTGATGTTTGATAAACTCTATTATCAAATACTTCAACAATTTCATTTAACATATTTTCTATTCCTTTTTTTATTTGTGATAAATCAAGAGATTTAATTGCTCTTCCAATATCTATATTTGGTTGTAAAGATTTGCCTGTTTTATCTTTTTTAGCTTCTGCAATACCGTCACTTGCACTAGCACCATCATTTATAACCCATGCACCACTAAAACCTGCACCACCACTTTCAATCCAACCACCAATATTATCATTTGTAATTGGTCCTCCCCAACCATTGGTATTATAATTTTGTTCCAAACACCAACACCAACCACCTGATTTAATAGCCACATGTCCTGCGCCAGCATTAGTAAAGAAAACGATAGCACCAAGGGGGAGAGTATCCCATATTTTTTTTGCATTAGCGTCATTGTTAGGGTCACCTTGTACTTTTCGAACATTTGATGGTACGTTATTATGATAGATGTCTTTAGCATATAAACCACCTGTATTTAAACCTAAACCAAACTCTTGATTTAGTTTTACTATTAGGTCAACACATTGTGCACCCCATTGACCGTCCATATCAAAAGCTTTTCCTAAATTATTTTTACAAAAATTATAAAGGTCAATATTTTTAGCCATATATTAACCCCTCCAATTATTAACTAAAATAGGTCTATTAATCTGTCTATTTTGTGTACCATCATAGTGCCATAATTTTACACCATTTTCAAAAATTGTTTTTAGTACAATGTTAATTTGTGGGTCTGCTTCTTGTAAATACCAGTTACCCTTAAATTGCACATAGTTAACATTATTCATGCTATTTACAGGTTCTAATGATTCCAGTTTTTCATCAAAATCAAATCCGTATAAATTATAGTATTGTTTTAGTTTATCTAGTTCAAATTTATGTGGTGCGGAAATTAATAGATGGATTCCATACATACTATCTTTTAAAAGTAAACTATTCGGATAATTACCATCATTTACTTGATTAGCGTTTAAAGCAAGAGTTTGTTTATCTGCTTTTTGTTTACGGTAATAATCGTATTCATCAGAAAATGCTCCTGCAACTGACCCAATACCACCTTTAAACGTTGAGAATACACTCATAGCATTGAAAAACTTGTCTTGTACTGAACTATCACTATCCATTATTTTCTGTGCTCTACCAGAAATAGTTTTACTATTGTCTAATTCACGGTTATAAGCACCTTTAGCCCATTCGAGTTTAGCGGTATCTACAACTGTACTCATTTTATTAAATTCAATAAATGAAAGGTTTACATTTAAATATGTACCTTTTTTATCCCCTAATTCGTTATTATAACCTATAGGGTATATCTTCAATAAATTATTATAACCTATTGTAGCCACAGCTCTAAACTTCAAACCTTGATATAATTTTGATGGTTCTAAAGGTACTATATTTCCGCTAAAATCTGTTAGTTCAAAGGTAAAATATCCATTTCTCAAAAGATGGGGCATATTGTCAATTCCTAACATGTTTAACAATGTATCTTTTTCAATATTTATTTTACCTAAATCAATCTCTTTTGATTTACCACCTTTTTTTAGTTTGTAAAATTCCACTTCACTATCTTTAAATTTAACTTTTTTCTGTTCTTCAAGATTTACAAGTAAAGATGGTATCTGACAAGCTTCTTTTATATTCTGAGCAATCCACGGAAAAGATGATAAATGAGTTAGAAAACTATCCCATTTTTCCGATGGTATAATATAAGCATTTAACATTGATTTCATACCATCAAACACACCTCCAGTTGATGAACGTAAAACAGGTTTCTTTTCTGTACCAAAATCTGCTTCAAGGTCAACACTTGTTGTTAGTAAGATATAACTTTCAAGCATAGGAATTGATAGATGTTTAATATATTTTAATGATTTTACTTGTAAAGTATCATCTGTATTTCTTAAATATTGTTCTAATTCATTGTACCTATTTTGTGTAACGTGCTGACGAATAATTTCTACTTGACCTATTTCATTCAAACGATTACCTTGACAAAATGTCATAACAAAATCTGGCATAATCGTAACTTGTGTTGTGTTATCGTTTAAGTATTCATAATCTGTTATAAAGAAATAGTAACGTCTATTTTCTTTTTGATTAGTAAAATATCCATAATTAAATTTTAATAAGTCCTCGTAAAGTTTAGGGACTTTAAGTAAGCCCCTATCTCTACGAAAATTGAAAAGACTTTCAAATTCTAATTTATTATACCTTTCAAAAAAATCATCTCTAATCTGATTATTTTCAAAATGGATTGTATTTTGGATATTAACTAATTCTGTATTTTCATAAAAAACAAATTTAGTTAAATTCATACTTGATTATCACTTTCTATATATTTTGCTTTTTTCCACTCATTGTTAGAAAATATATTTACATGTGGGTTTTTTGTACTAATTTTATCTAAATAGTCATTTGGTATGGGATTATTGTTTATAAAAAACCTCTTTTTTTGTTTAGGTAACGAAATGAAATCGGTTTTTTTAGTAAGTCCTTGTTGATACGTATAAGTATTAATACTATAATCTTCTAATATTTGTTGTTTTCCTTTACTAATATATATTTCTATATAGTCAGTACTTTCAGAGCCTTCTGCTTTAAACTTACCTATTAATTTTTTCTCAGTTAAATATATAGAACCTGTTTCATCAATTTTATATTTAAATTTATCCTTATTTACACCAAAAGATATAGAATCATTATAATTATCTTCAAAAACTCCAAAATAATATCTGTTTTTATCCAAAAATAATTTATCTCCAATTTTTTTGGTATATATAGCTGATTGTGACCACCCTATTAAATTAGAAATTGAAATTTGTTCAGGTGTATTTGTTTCTATTTCCCATTCATCTGTTACATTGTATAAATTTCTAACATAAGTATCAAAATGTCCTTGTAAACTAAAACCACCATAAAAAGAACTAAATGTAGTGTTAGTCGCTTCATAATTAAATTTTATATTATCATTTATAACATCATGTTCATAAGCCAAAATTGAATACAATGTAAAATTATCAGAAGCTAATAAGCCTTCACCAAATGTTAAAGGTGATAAAACTTGTTCAGTTTCAATTAGAAATTCAATAGTATAATATCCTATTATTTCATTATTAGCAACATTTTTAAAAGTTAAACTATACCAGTTACCAACATTTTCTTGTTTTACTAAATAAGGGCTTTCAATATTATATTCTATATTTAATTTCAATTTAGGTCTAAAAGCAAAATTCTTATTCAAAATTTGTCTTTTTTCTTGCCCTTCAATATAAAACATTGCATGTTTTCTTAAATCAATATTATATGACATTATTTCACCCACAAATCATTTTCACCCTCAACCTTGCGAGTAGTAATGTACCCTTGTTTATTTTCGGTAGTATATAAGTTAATATTACCATGAGCAATATTACTAATTATATTAAAGGTTGCTAGTTCTGTTCCATCTGTTGCACCGCTAGTATTAAGATTAGACACAATCTTTTCTACTGCTCTATTAATATTATCAACTTTTGGCTTAATTTCAGTTAATTTATTATCAATTAATTCATTTACTTTTGTTTCATTTACTTGCTGATTTTGTTCAGGTACTCTGATGTTGTTAATCTTTTCATCAATGCGACGTTCAAATTCTTTAGTTTTTTCATCAACTGCCCTTAGAATATCAGCTTTAAGATTTTCAATTTTAGTATTTAATGCCCTAACATCTTTGTTTAATTCTATAAGATAATTCGTCACATCTGGATTATAAAGACCATCATTTTCAATTACAAGAGAGTTGGGGCTTTCCAAATCTTTGTATGTTCCGTCTAATTGCTGATACTGTAATCTCTTGACTAATTTTGATAGAACCAATTCACATTTAAGATTAATAATATCATGCCAATTTATTCCGCGCTCTTTCCCTTCATCAATCCAGTCATATTCTTTAGTGTATTTTATTGCATTTGTAGACTGTACATTAATATTTCTACGTGCAACACGATTAGTAAGCCATGTTAATTTATCCAAATAACGATTAGTATTAGCTAAATAATCATAATAACTTGGTGCGTTAGTGTTATAATCTCTTCTATCATCATACCACGGCTGATAATGGTTTTCTAAAGACCAATTAGTAGACCATGGATATTTAGCATGACTTTCCATTTGATTAAAGTTATCTTGATTTCTTTCTTCCATTTATAATTTACCCCACTTGAGAAAATAAAGCTAAATCTAGCTTATTCCAAAATTCATTAGTAATTTTCTGATAATGTATCAATGTTTTCAAATCATTGTTTTCTGATTGATATGTTGATACATTACTATTTGTAGATTTTCCTTTATTAATAGATAAATCATCAGCATAATCAATACTATCTTGATTTAATGTAATATTAGTTTGTGTTTGTGGTTGCGAACTATTAATATTGTTAGTTCTGTTTTCACCTTGACTATCACTTGTTGTTCTTGTATTTGATTGACCTTTTAACCATTTATCAATTTCATACATGTTTTTAATAATATCTTGATGTTCACTAACAAAACCCACTAATAAATTATTCCATAAGTCAATAGTTTGTACTTTAATTTTACGATTATAAAATTTACTCAAAAGCTCCTTTTCAAAACGTTTTCGATTATCACCCAGAAATTGTAACCCATAAGTCAAATAATACTGTACTAGATAAGTTAATTCGTTACCTTCTTCTTGATAATTACTAATCATTCTACTAATATTATAGTTTGGGTTATTATGATAAAGTTGATTAAATTTATTAGTAAAATTTGTTTCAATATCTGCATTATCAATTAGACTTGTTAATATACTATAAAGTTTTACTGTCATTTAATTAACATCTCCAATCTTTCAAGACTTGAAAGTTCTTTAACCATATTTTCAGAAAATTCAGCATGAATATCCATTTTGTATCTTTCATTTAGATATTTAAGTGCGTTGTTCCTAGCGAACAAATAGATATTCTCGTTAGACTTCTTAAAAGATGCATTTGATTGGGCTTCTTCATCAGAAACACCACTTTCTTTATCTACACCTAAAGAAGAAAGACCAAGCATAGAATTTAATTCTGAAAGCTTATTTTGGAATTCTCTCTTTAGTTCTGTTAATGTAGATGTAATATTTCCGTTATCAAAACGTATAATATTTTCATTTACATCAAATTGTACTGATGTTTTAATAGCTGGAGCACCATTGAAAAGGTCATCAATAACTTCTTCTAAATCGTCACCGTTTAAATCCCCTCTAAAGAAAGTCATTACTTTAGCTTGTAAAATAAGGCTAAAGCGTGATAATGAAATTTCAGCAATTTCTTCTGCATAATGTTCTATAATTTCATAATCGTTAATATAATTATATACCTTATTTTGTATAACTATAAAATTACCATTTTTATTAAATTGGTTAAGTTGTGTGTATTCTGGTAAAATATAGGCTTCATTAATAATAAAATTAATATCTTTTTTAGTATATGTTTTAGGTAAATAATGATAATCAAAATTATTTTTATTACTTAAATTTACATACCCTAAAATTACAATATCACCTGTAACATCTTCACCAATGGCTACATTGTAATTATGTCTTAACATACTTTCAAGTTGAATTAAATCTACTTTAAATCGTTCATCAATATTTTCATAAGATATTGTAAATGGTAAAATTTCAGCATAACGATTATAAATAAGTTTATAAAATCTATTTCTATGTATTACGACTCTTTGTTTTATCTTTTCCTTAAAAGAATTTTCTATTGTGTTAAAATCCATTTATTCCCCTTATTAATAAAAATAAAGGGGGCGAATATACCCCCTAGTAATTATCCGCCGATTACAATTTTATTGTAAAATGGTGAGATTGATTTAAAACTATAATAATGCAACCAATAATTCCACTCTTTAAACTCAGGATTAAAGAAATTAACTATCATATCTTTCGTGTACTGTTTGTAGCGAATTGCTCGCTTATCTAGTACCAAAGCAAAGTTTTCTGTGGTTGGTTTAATTTCTTGTACTTTATCAGCTCCAAAAATTGATGTTACATCAAATGTAAAAATTGTGCCAGCTTCGATTACATCGCCTTTTTCAGATTGATAGTCACCCATTGCTGAAAGTTTAGTAATTTGGTCATTTGTTGACAAAGTGAAATCTTCTTTAAGTTTATATACACCGCCCAAATCATTAAAGGAAATGATTTTATTAGTAATGTCAAGACCTTGAATATTGTAACTTGTTGCAATTTGTGTATTCAACAGGTCTGCTTTAATTTCGTCAGATGTAATAATCAGTAAATCATCAATACTAGATACTGTTGTATATCGTCCAAGTGCTCCACCAGAAGCGGTAGATGTTTCATTATATTTATCAGAGTTGTTTTGCATGTTCAAGATAGCTAGTGATAATTTCTTGATTACTTCTTCTTTAGTAGACGCTGTGCGTTTTTCTTTAGCAACATTCAAGGCATATTCAATTAACATAGCTTTAAATTCTGCTTCTTCGGTAATGTTAATGTCAGAAATTTTCTTTTTGAGAACACCAATAGCATATTTTGTAGCATCTGCAAGTGTAATAAAATTTTGACGAACATCGTTATCATTAAGCGTAAACTTAACCTTACGAAACCATGAATTACCATAAATTTTAGAAGCAATCAATGGATAGTTACGTTTAAGAAATAGTTCTTCTTTCTTAGATAAATTCATATCCACTGGCACACTATCTAAAATAACGTATTCCTCAGAATATTGTCCGATAAAATATTGCTCTACTGCAAACCGTTGGAAACGATTTCCAAGGATTTCTGAAACAAGTTCTGTTTCAGCCAATTTAGGGAACAAGAATTTATTAACGAATGTTTCAAACTCTGTTTTATTAGTAGTAAGATTTCCACCGAAAGTCCAAGCCGTTCCGTTAGCTTTGTTAAATTCAATTAGTGCTTGTTTACTTGCTTTTGTAATTCCATTTGGCATTAAGCATTACCCCCTAGATTTTGTAATTTATTTGTGTATTCATCTTCTTGATTAGTTTCACTAATAGTCATAGATGAATTAAGTTCATTTGATTTATCAAGTTTTTCTGATTGATAATGTGATTTCATAAAATCCATTTTATTTTTCCTCCAATAGTTTAGCGATTTCGTCTTCTGACTCTTGGTCTTGTGGTTCTTCTTGTTTTTCTTCTGATGTTTCTTCTTGTTTTTCTTGACGAGTAGAAGCCTTAATAGTTTCTACATCATTTTTCAAGCCCTCAAGAAAAGTAATCAATTCTTCTTTTGTGTTAAGTTCCATTTTATCCCTCTTTCTTTTTAATATAAGAATGCATAAGTAACTATATTTACCGCATATTTATATTTCTTTTTAGTAAAACCGTTATAAAGTTCAGTATTCATATTTATATTAAAACGTTTAATACGTTTCATTAAATTAGTTATTGAATGTTCACGAATAGCTAAAACAGACATAAATTGTTGTATATGCTTATTTTGTTCATTATCTATAGCATTATACTTGATTTCACGTTTAATATCTGCGAATTCTTCAAGTATTTTTTTATACTTACCAGAAACAAGACTAGCTAACTCAGTATAAGTGGCTGGAGAAGTTATTATTATAGGCTCTTTTAAATGACTATATAAATTAGTAAATAATACTTCATTAGCTCGTCTTAACATATCTAAATCTGTTACATATGTTTTCTGTATCTGTACACCATAAGTAAATTTACTACCATCTCTATCTGTTGTGTAAATGTTCTTAGCATATTCCGAACTATCATAAACTGTATTTTTATAACCTTTTGATGGTGCCCTTGGCAATGCCATCTTTCCTGAGATAGATTTACTTTCGTATCTATCCCAATATTTTTTATCACGTTTCATACTTTAATTAAAATGGTAGTTCATCTTCTGACACTTCCAAATCTCCAAAAGGATTTGTTGCTTCAACTTCTAAGATTGTTCCAACTGGTGCAAGAATTGCTGTAAGACGATAGAAGTCATTTTTTCCTTTTTGTGCTTTTACTTTTGTAATATTAAGGATTACATTTTCTTCTGTGTAAAGATTTGGTACTGTTTGACCATTTTCATCTTCTACAATCATAATCATTTTTTGAGGTGCTTCATCTTTAACTGATTTATAATGTTTAACGGTCTTTGATGATTTTACAATCGTGTAACTTTCTGAACCTTTTTCTTTAGGTGTGTAAAGTGGAAGACCAAATTTTTTAAGTTTTTCAATTTCTTTCTTGTCTTTTGGTACAATGTAAACTGTTTTAGTAGGTGTTTCTTGCTTGAAATCTTCTGATACCTTGTTTGATGTTGCAGAAATGCGTCCTACAAGGTTAATTGATGTAAATTGTTTTTGTTCTTTTGTCATTTGTTTTTCTCTTTTCTTTTTATTATTGTTTGATATAATTCAATGATATAGTAATCATCTTTAATTAAAGTAAATAAGTAATGTAATTGTAAATTGTTGTAATAACCTAATATACAACTTTCGAGTTCTTCTAATATGTAAACTACTAAAGCTTTGTATGTTGGGTCACGCTCCTTATAGCGCTTAATAGCGCTTATAATGTCGTTTAATACCTCTTGTCGAATAAAATCACCCCCTTTCAATTTGTTTAATATGATTATAAAAATCATTATAAATATTATCATAATTTAAATTTATATAATAAATATCATATTTTGTAAGTGTTGAAAAAATAATATTACTTTCATTTAATAAATCATTGAATTTTTTATTTTTATTAAAAATACACATTTTTAAATAATCTAATAAATTTAATTCTGATTTAAAACTAATTGAAGCCATTTGACTTCTATTTTTAAAAAATAATAACGTATTGTCTCCTGTAATGCATGAATAAATCATTTTAATAACTCCTTAATATCTTTTACAAAAATGTATTTTTGTTTAGTTTCGTCAAAAACCATAAATTTTGAAAAATGATTATATTTACCTTTTTTAATATTGAATTTCTTTCGATAATATTCTTGAAATTCAAGATTAAGGCGATTTTTAATCGTTTCATTATCAATAGTAGATGTATGACTAAATTTTATAGTAATTAACTTCTCCCCACGGTAACCGTTACAGTTATGTTCTTGTGATGGTTCTAAAACCCTATCCATTAGTTTAGTAAAAATTTTAAGTGTTTCATCATTTACTTCAAAATCATAAAGATGAAAAATAAGTTTAAATTGTATTTTTTTCATTTAATATCCTCTTTCCTTATTTATGTTTTAAGTATATCATTTCTTTTTTTATTTGTCAACACTTTTTTATAAAAAATTTTCAAAAATTTTTAAACCTATAATAGGTAAGTATAATAAACATTGCCAAATAATAAAATCTTGTAAAGTCATTAATATATTTCCTTTCTTTATTTGATAATACTATTATAAAACTTAAAATAAAAAAAGTCAATAAAAATTAGATGATGTTCTAATTTTTATTGACGATTTATTTATAAAAATTATTGTCCAACCTTTTTCCACAATTGATCTGTCCATTCTTGAACTTTAGACCACAATTGCTTTCCTTTTTCTTCTGCTTTTTGAATCCATTTATCCATATTAACTGGTGAATTATTCTTTTGATTTGTATTAGCAGGTTCTACTCCAAACGGAGTTTTTTTGGATGATGTGCTTAATAAACCATACATTTCTAGTTGGAATAAAGGCCCTACACCTTGATTACTTGATACAGCTAACGAATATTTTGCAGAATCATCATATCCCATCCAAGTTGCAACAACCATATCTGGAGTGTATCCTATCATCCATT